CATGCCATCTTCTATTTTTTCTGTATCTGTTATAACCGTTCCGTCTTCTTTTTCTTGATGTGCTACAACATCCATCGTACCGGAAAGTTTATTTTCAAGTTCTAGTAGTCTGATCGCAGTGTTCATATCTTCCGTCTTCATTATCTGAATCATATTACCAACTCCTTAACTATATGGTTTATAGTATTCACTAACAAAATACGGATAGCCTGCAGGATTATCACATTCGAACAAAGGAAACCCATTAGAGCGAATAGCGTAATTAGATGCAATATTACCTTCAATATCCGCTCCAGGTTTTGCAATTGCTTCTAAAAAATCAACTGTTATTGTATTGTCGTCATCTGTATATAAATAAACTACAGTTCCGCCTTGTGCAGCATCCCATATTTCTTGCCACGTTCTGGAAAGAATATTTTTAATACGTGTGCCATCTACTAATTCAGAGAAGTCAGTTATCTCGGTTCCATTGTCTTCTCTTTCATACGTCATTTTTACTGCCATTGAACCAGACAGTTTATTCTCAAGCTCTAACAACCTGATAGCTGTGTTCATATCTTCGGTTTTCATAACTCGCATCGTTTCGGACATATGCATAACCTCTCTTTTTTACTCCACTAAATCAAAGGTTGAATTGCGGGTATCCGTCTTTGCCGAGTGCAACACCTTCCACATATTTTTTTGCGTCAAAATCAAACAATCGGGCCCAATAATACCCCTGGTGTTCATCACCACCATACGCGCCAGCCGCAAATATCTGGTTTTGACCTACTTCATCCCCATCGTTCCAATGGAAAAATGTAACAGTCTTTCCGTCCGCAAGCGCATCGTGAATTTCCTGCCACGTCTTATCAACAACGCCAGTTTCGTCGTTCAGGTGCACCACCAGCGCTCCGCCAGCGTTCTGTTCAAGCTTAGCTAACATCATTGCGGTTGCGGTATCGTCTACATTTATAATTTGTTGAGCCATTCAAACGTCACCTCTTATTCTTCGTCTCGTTGACTGCTCGGATAATCGTTCTGATTCATCGTTTCAAAGCCAATCCCATTAATATAAACACAATAATGACCTTCGTAGTTTGCTACATTATCTATAAAAATCATTCGTGCCTCAAAATCATCATGAGGATCAGATTCATAAGTACCGTCTATTTCATTCAAAAATACAGGAATGCCGGCAGCAAAAGCATTCCATATTTCAAGCCATGTTTTATCAAGAACTTTACCTGTGATTTTATTTTGATCATCTAAGATATTGTTCGCATGAACGATCATGACTCCTCCAGAACCATTCTCTAATTGTGCTAATTTAACAGCGATGCTTGTTTCGCCTGTATTCCATATTTTAGGATTATTGCTCATATTACCACCTCATTATTATTCCACACGAGTTACGCCAACAATGGCAGAACCAACTAAAGATATATTCTTTAAAACATGATACTGTTGCCTGAACATATCTTTAGAATATTTAATATAATTTCTGTTGCCGATAACAATATCATCAATATCTTCTTTTGTCGCATACTTATCTGTAAAACGCGTCACGCTTTCAATTTTGTTAACGATCGAATCAGGTGATATATCGATGCTTGCAATACTGCTCGATATCTGATTCCCAACTTCCGTCATCAGATTAGAGACTACGAGCTTCAAACTTTTATTCGCGCTGATGTCTAATTCGCCGCCAACACCTGCATCTAAATGCGCAGCAGTAATTGATCCAGCCAATATGCGTTCAGCAGACAGGTAGCCGGTAGTGATCTCATCCGCTGTAAAACCTTCGCTCGTACCGAAGGTTCTCCAGTTCCAGTCTCCCCACTCATCTTTACTGTTCGCAATAGCAAACCCGTTTCCAGTTAACGTCATAGCGCCTGCACCGTCGGCAGAAACAAACACCATATTTCCTTTATCGTCTGTATACCAGGTAGAAGATCCACCGGTAATCATTACTTTGTTCGCGTCTACCTTGCCCTGCAAACGCTCTGCCGCCATTGCCCCATTCTCTGTGATCGCCGCAGCTCTTTCGTATAAAGACATTTTGCCTTTTGTTTCACTTGCTACATCGGCAATGTGCGACATCACATCAGTAAAACTGTGCTGGCTGATCGTCGTCAGGTTTGTATTGATAGATATTTTTGTTTTCCAAGGCTGGTCATAACACTTCTGTACTTTGTCTACAAAAGCCCAGCAGTTGATATTGATTTCAGGATCGACTAAATGCGCGGCCTTTTTCGTAGAAACGTCAGGCCACATAATGCGCACACGTTCTCCGTCTGCGCTGTTGTATTTGTTGTCGTTGTCAGCACCGTACAGGTCTAAGTATGTAACATCATATTTCGCTTCCGGCTTCGAAAGCTTTTCCAAATTGTCTAACGCATCGTCGTGCAACTTCTGTTCGTCGCCGTCAACGTAATCGTTCTTCTGCCAATACCCTTCTTTATATAGATCGCCTAACGCTGTCGCCATTGCGTTTTCGTATCTTTTTACTTCCTCTTGCGCGGCCTTAAGGTCATGGTAATAATATCCATACGCCTGATCGGCAAGATCGGCAAACTTCTTTGTCAAAGGCACAATACCTTTTAGTTCGCCGCTGCCAACAACGTCGTGCAGTATCGTATAAGTTACGTTTTCTTTAGCGATAATTTTATCTTCGGCATTGTCTGTAGTAACGCTGGCGGTATCAAACTCCAACGGGCCAACTAACCTCATATACTCTGTGTTCTCGGGCGATACGTCCGTAGCATCGTTAGCCCGCAGCTGCGTATAACCAAGGTAGAATCGTTGTTCGTTGTAATAGAATACTTTTAGGTCATTGCTGTTATAGCCTGTAAATCTGTATAAAACATTAGGATACGCTTTTATAAATCCGGTCCTGTTGTTATTCAGATCGTCTATATCAGTACCGTCTTCAATGTTAATGTTTCCTTTTTCAGACGCAGCATCTTTCAGCATATTGTCAGGATAATAGTTTACGTTGTCGAACCTGTGCGCTCTCGTTTCAAGTATTTCATCGACACCTGAAACCGTCTGTGTAACAGTGCTCAATGTAGTATCGTAAACTAACGTATCGTTAGCTTGCAGGTCTTCCGTTGTTGTGAATACCCAATAACCGCCATACCCATTTTCAAAAGCGTAATTGCCGGCAGGCAACGCATCAGTTGCAGTATAGGTATAGTTCTGATATAAGCCTTTCTGGTATCTGTCTCTCGTCTGGCAGGATGCGTACACTGTACCGAATAACGCGTTTATCCTTCGGTCAGCGGCAGTAGTTTTCTTAGCCTGCCACTCTCCGCTTTCTTTTCTGTACAGCTGAGATTTCTTCCAGTTGTACCAGTAGTATCCTTCTCTGCTGTCAGGATCTTCATCTGACATGATCACGCGCTGCCATCCAGTATCGCCAGCTGTGTTCCAGCAGAAATATAATTCAGAAGGCGTATCGCCTTCATACCATTTCCACCACCAGGCGTAGCCGTTCGTAACAGTAGCTGCGCTCGATGGTTCATCCTTCTCAAAGAACACCGGATGTTTAACCGTTACTAATTTCGTAGACGATTCCAACGCGGTTTCTGTCGCTTCATCTGCGGTTTCATAAGCGCCTAACAAACCATTTACGTTCTGTTGCGCGAACAGGTAAACGCGATACGGTTGGTTCACGTATTTACTTTTATCTGACGCGAGCCACAATGTTAATATATGCGGATCTTCTTCGTCGTCGATTGTTTTCAGATATGCCTTTTCAAACATCAACGGCTTATCGTCTGTCGCCTCATAAATAATATATACGATCGATGCGACTTCGTGAACCGGGTCACCGTTCGCTTTCAGCTTATCTGCAACCCGCCACTTGAATTGCTTGTCCTCTTTTAAAGAATAGTCCGTACGGTATACAACGCCTTTAGGTTGTTCATCTGTCACATTCAAAGACAGCTGTACATACCCGTTCGCCGGCTTCGTTATCCTACAATCCAGTTTGCAGAAATCTACCGAGCCTATTGTTTCGGACAAATCTGTCAGTTCGTCTGCAAATATAGCAGCTTTGTCATTGACGATCTTCATATAACCGGGAGCCTGCGTCTGATACTTTGCAATCTCCTGCAGCATCCCGTTCGTCAGCAATCCAATATCGTTATAATATGTAAAATCCATCAGGAAGGAAAACATATTCTGTTTCTCTTCTCTGCTGTCTTCCGTGAAGAACGCTCCAGTTTCATTTTCTCTCTTATTTTCATAGAGTAAATATGCACATTTATTGAGGTCATCCCATACATACATCCTGGAAGCTGGGTCTAAATCGGAATATAAAATCTCTGTAATTTGTCTATAATTTTCAGTACAGTTTTCACCTGCAATAAAATAGCGCACGATCTTATTTCCATCTGCGTCAGTCAGGTTGATCTGGCATTCTATACCATGAGCTACCGGATCGCCGATAATCAACTTATACACGTAATGCGTACACTCATCGATGCCGCAATACCCTTCAGACTTGTCGCCATAAGAACCATAAGCATATAGCTTTGTGATAACGTTCTCTTCGTTCAGTGTGCGTATGACATTGCTAACGTTCGTGCCGTAATGCAATTCCACAACATCGTCGTTTTGCACGTCAGGCAATCCACCATTGGCCGGTTCAGAAAACGGGTTCAACGGTACGATGTCAACGGTCTTAGTATCGCCATGATATATCGGCTTCGCCTCAAACAGGTCGCACATATTAGCGATCAGTTTAAACGCGCCGGTTTTCGCGGATGCCTTCATCGATCGGTATTTTTCTGAACCGTCTTTCTCTTTGAACGTGTCTACAAATCCAGGTTCCCAACCAGTACCTTCGAGTATTGTCGTCAGCAGCATTTCTGCTGTGCCGACATTGTTTCCTTCTTCGTCGGAAAACTCAAGGTCTAATCTTTTATGTTTCAGCAATTGGCTTACATGCCCTGCCGTTATATTTAACACTTTCGTATAGTTATTATGGGTGATCTTTGTTTCAGACAATATAAACCAATCTGTTTCTTCATCGTCTATCAGTCTGATCTTGTATCCCTCTTTTATATAATCTACACGGAAGTTCTTTATATCGCCATCATCAGTATGCATCTGTTGAGGAAGTGAGAAAGATATTTCTTTCCATCCATTTCTTTCCGTAGTTACGATCACGTCGTAAGCCTGACCGGATGTGTCGGCAGTCTGATCGTACAGTGAGCATTGCTTACTGCCGGAATAGTCAAATATGTCCAATACTAAATTTCGTTTAT